CGGGGTTCCAGCAGGCGGATGGGGCGGGTGCCGTAGCCCGCGCGCAGCTCCTCCACCAGCCGCTTGTAGGCGGCGCGGGTGGAGGGGCGCAGCGCGGTGAAGGCGGTGTCAGTCTGGGTCATGGCGCGGCCTCGCAGATCAGCGCCATTTGCCGAGGGTCATGAACGCGCCGGTCTTCCACCGGCTGCGGGAACGCCATCGGCGGGCCGTTCGCGATCCTGAGAAGCGTGTCCGCGTGGCACGGCTCGTCGAGCCTGCACCAGCACGCGAGGTTCTTCCCTCGCAGTTCCTGAATGTAGGCGGGAACGCGACCGAGGTCCGCGCATTCGTTCGCGACCATCTCGCGATGCGAGCGCACGCATTCTTCGCGTGTGGCCTCTGTAATCAGAGCGTTCGTGCCCGGCAGCCCGTACGGGTTTTGCCAGACGGTAGGCCGCCCGACATAGACGGTGTTCGGCGGCATCCGCCAGCCCTTCGCGCGGCTGCGCTGGATGCGCCTCGGCATCGGCTCGGCGGCATCAGGAGGCATGGGGCACCTCCACAAAGACCGTCTCGCCGCACGTGGGGCAGCACGCCGAATAGCTCGACGCCGCTCGGAGTTTCGGTCTGCCGTGCGTGCGGATCACGGTGATTTCGATTTCAAGCAATTCCGTGTCGTCATCGTCGCTGCTGTCCAGCAGGTTTCGCCGCGCTTCCTCCCACGATGCGCCAGCAGGCATCACGGCTATCCCGCCGTCTGCGTAGAGACGCGCATATCGCGTGCGGGGCCGCCCATTAGCGGCGGCGGTGGATTGGTCAGTCATCGCGCCCCTCATTGATTGCTGGCAGCGGAAGCCAATGCGTCGGGCGCAGCGGATAGCCTTTGTCCCTCGTGCGCCAGGCGCCGCGATGCCAGCACCCGACGACAGGGCCGCTGTCCTCCCACAGCGCGAGCCAAATCGTCCCGCACTTCGGCGCCGTTGCGATAGGACGCCACGCGGGGAGGTCCGCCAGGGCATCGGATTTCTGGCCGCTCTTCACGATGCTGATCGAAGCGCGCACGCGGACCGGCTTCGGCATCCTGTCGCGTGCACGGTTCTGGTTTGGATCGTTGATCCAGGCGAAGCGGCTGGCAATGTAGGCTTCCGCGTCCTTCTTGGTGACGAACAGAGCCGGTCCCCAATGCTTTGCGGGATCGGACCAGCACAGATGCGACTTTCGCTCTGCGCCTCGTGCGGTGCTTTTGGACCGCCTGAACAGCACGGCCCATGCCTTATCGTTCCAGTCGGCGGGATCAGGCATCACTCCCTCCCGGCCGCTTCGACGGCGGCGGCGATGTCGTCCAGCCACGCACCGACGCCCATCGGATCGCCCGGCACTCCGTCTCGGTCGCAGTCCTCGACGTGCTGGCGGGCGATCACGCGCAGGAACGCGGCGACGGCGGCGGCTGCGCACGCAGGCATATCAACCTCGCCATCGCGCCACGCGCACTTTCCGCTGCAATCACCGTGGCACGACTGCGCCTCGCGGCACAGCGCACACGCCGCCGCTTCCAGCGCCTCGCGGATCGGGTCATTCGGCATCGGCGGCCACGCGCTCGCGCTGTTCCTCGAGGGCGTCGATGGCGGATTGCACGCGGGCGGCGGTGGCGGCCGTCTCGGGCTGCTGCGCCAGCGCGGCGTGCGCCTGGGCCAGCACGACCAGCGGGCCGATCATGTCCGTGGCGATGCTCATGCGAACAGCCTCCCGACAGCGTAGATCACGAGGAACACCAGCAGCCACGCGGCCAGCGCGAGAACGAGGCCGAGGGCCGGGTCGCCGCGCACCGGGCGCGGCGCGGGGGCGGGCGGGGCGATGCGGAAGGCGATGCCGCCCATGGCCTTGCGCGGCAGGCTCATGCCGGCACCAGCGCGACGGCGATGAGGGAGAAGCCCGCCAGCGCCGCCAGCAGGCAGACGCAGGCGAAGAGATCCTCGGCGAACTCGCGCAGGATCTGGCGATTGCGGCGGTTCATGCGGCGCCCCAGGTGCGGCGGGTGGTGAACTTCCCGGCGCCGCCGCCGCGCTGCTCGGGCATCGGCCATGCGGGCTCGCGCGGCGGGTGCGGGTAGCGCGGCGCCGCGTCGCGCAGGATCGAGGCGAGGCGCGCCATCGCCGCGCTCTCGGCGTCCCCGCCGGGGAAGAGGCTGCGGCGCTCGGCCGCCCCGGCATCCAGCGCGTCGGCGACGATCAGCAGCGTGTCGGCGGTGACGCCGGGGGCGGCGAGCAGGCTCTCGCCGAGCGCGGCGAAGCCGTCCGGCAGGTCCGCCAGCGCGGCCTGGGTCTGCGCGGGCGTGGGTGGGACGGTGGAGGTGAGGGGCATCGGCGCCTCCGTCTGTGGACGGGGCGATGCTATCCATGTTCCGTGGAAACTATCAAGCGCAAAAATCCACGAACTGTGGATTGCCTATTGTTGCGGTTCGTGCAGGGACCGCAGCGGTCGCGGTGGCGGACGGGCTGGGTTGTCCCGCGCGTCGGTCGGAAACTCGGGCACGGGGCCGCCGATCGTGGCGCCAAGGGCAGCGGCGCTTTCGGTCAGCCGCTGCGCAATGTCGTAGTCGGTCCGCCTCAGGTCGCCTGCATAGAGCCATTCCATGGGGACGCGCTCGAGCGCGAAGAGGCGGTAGGCGGGCAGCGGCGCGATCATGTTCTGGCCGCTCTCGTAGGCTTGGTAGGCCTTGAGCGAGAGGCCCATCAGGTGCGCCATCTCGGCCGCGCGGCGGCCGAGCATGTGCCGCACGGCCGCCAGCCGCAGGCCGGTGTGGCGGCGGAGCAGCGAGGCGGCGTCGAGCGCTGGCTTCTTGGGGCGGGGCATGCCGCGCGTTGTGCGCGGATCACGCGCAGGAATCCGCCCATTCTTCGTGCTTGACGATATCCACATTTCGTGGATACCGTTAGGCATGGTGCTTCGGGAACTTGTCTCCGCCCTTGGCGGGCAGCGCGTGGTGGCTGAGCGCCTCGGCGTCGGCGTTACCGCCGTGTCGAATTGGGTGGTGCGTGACCGCGTGCCGGCGCAGCACAGGTTGACCCTGTGGCAGATGGCCTTGGACGCAGGCCTCGACTGGACGCCGCCCGGCGCCGAGGCGCTGCGCGACAAGCTCCGCGGCGCTTCCGAAGCGCCGGAGGCCGCCTGACGATGGCCGCGCTAGTTCACCGGCTGCACATCGCGCAGCGCCCCGCCAGGCCGGGTGCGCAGGCGTGCTCCAGTGGCAGCCGCGGCGTCGGCCTCCCGCATTTCGGGCCATGTCCGCAGGCTCTGGCACAGGCTGGCGCCGAAGACGCGATGCGCGATGGTGGGCGATTGGTCCGCGAACGCGCCGGCCCCGTTCAGAATTCCATTCGCGCGCTGGCGTGCCTCGCGATCCACGGAACCAGGGGGCGGTCCCGGTGGCATGCGGGCGAGCAGCTGGGGGAACGCATCCTCGAACCACTGCTTGCCACGGAGCCGACAGGGGCCAGAGGCAAGCGAGGCGACGAAGATGAGCGCGCCGGGCGCGGCGGCCTCCTCGGGGAGCGGCTCGGGCGCGGCGGCGTTCGCGCCACGCTCGGCCATCGGGTCGGACATGGTGGCAACACGGGCGGCTTCCGCGCAGGTGCGGCTTTGCATGCGTGCATGGAGCAACGTGCCGATATGGCGGGCCATGCCTATGGCGCCCTGCGCGTAGTTCGTGCCGATCGGGTCGGCGTAGCGGACGCCGAGCGTCCTGCGGATCTGGATGCCCCAGCGTTCCGGATCGCGAAATGCCTCGTCGAAGAGGCCGCGTTGAAGCGCCTCGCCCCACGCGGCATCGCGAAGGCCGCAGGCGGGCACGGTCGCTGCCAAGTAGGCGCTCCAGGCGCGCTGCGTGGTGCGTGTCGGCGGTTCCTGTGCGGCGGGGGCCTGCGGCGTCAGAAGCAGTGCCGTGAGTATGAGCAGCGCAGCTCGCATGATGGCGTCCTCCTCCCCGCCATCCTGCCGCGCCGCGGCCGTGCCGGAGAAGCCCCGTGCGCGGCGTGAGCAGCCTTGCGATGCAATGCGGCACATCGGTCGCCGTGCTGGGCCCGGAAGGCGTCGTCTCACTCATCGGCCTGCCGTGCCCGCACGACTGCCGCCTCGAACAGGTGCTCGAAGTGCTGCAGCGCCTCCCGCCCGACCTCTGCCTGGTCCTCGATCGGGATGCCGAGCGGTTCCGCGTTCTTCACCGCGCGCAGGCCGGCCTCCCGCGCGGCGGCGATGGCCTGCTCGCCCAGCCTGCCGGCGCGGATCGCGGCTTCGAGCGCGGCCTGCAATCCGAAGGCGGCGCCCGTCATCTCGAGGAAGGGAAAGCGGCTCATCGTGTGCTGTTCCTCTCGGTCATGCCTGGGGATCGAGGCACATGCGCCGGCTGATCGAGCGCATCCTCCTCTCCCCGCGCGGGCTCGACGCCGCCGAATGGCTGTTCTCGCGCTGGCCGCTGCGCGATGTCCTCGATGCCCTGGCTGCGCGCCACGCCGAGGCGTTGTGGGCGGTCATAGACCAGCGCATGCGCGCGCGGACAGCCGCGCTCAAGGCTGTGCTCGCCGAGGCGCCGCCCCCTCCGAGCGACGGCGGCACCTACGCCCCGCCCGGCAGCGAGCGCAGGAGGGATTGCGCATGACGCCACCCCGCGCTGTTGCCCTCCGCCTCGAACTCGCGGCCGAGTGCATGCACCAGGATCAGCCCGCCGTCGCCGAGCGGCGTCACGGCCGCCAGCGCGCCGCGGATCTGCGCGGCAAACACGCGCCCGCGCAGATACAGCGCCAGAACGCCGGCATCCTTCACCAGGAAGGCCAGGTGGCAGCGCCCCGGCGTCAGCCGCGCCGCGGCCTGCTGGATGGCCGCGGCCTGCGCCACGCTCAGCGGCCCGCGCCCGGTATGCACCACGGCCAGGAACACCCGGTCGGGGGCGTCTCGGTTCTCCATCATCCTCTCCCTGCGCGTGCCCCGAGGGGGCGGGTTCCGGCGCGCAGCGTGGGGGCGGGGCGGCGCGCGGGCAACCGCGGCGCCGCCCCTGTCCTGCCTCTCTCCTTCCTCGCTGATCTCGTCATCGGGGCTCGCATCCCGGAGATCAGCAGGAAGGAGGCCCATGGTGGCGGGTATTCCACCCAGCGCGGCGGGCGGCGTCATGGCTGACGCGGCCGCGCTTGAGATCGTCGAGAGGCGCGTCGCCGCCGAACTGCGGCGTGAGCGTGCGGCGGGCCAGCCGCTCAAGGCCGCGTTCCACGCCGTGGCGCGGCGCCTCGGCCTCAGCCCGCGGCGCGTGCGCGCCTACCACCACCGGGAGGTCGAGGCCGAGGACGTGCGCGCGGCCGAGCTGCTCGCCGCCCACGCGGCGATGCGGGAGGAGCTGGACGCGCTGTGCGCCCGGCTGGATGCGATCAGGGGGCTGATCGGTGTGGAGATTCCTGGCGCGACTGGCCGATGGCCGGGCGAGGCGATGGCTCAGGCGCGGGGATCGCGCGGCGGTGAAGGCGGCGTGCTGGCTGCGGGTCGCGGCCTGGCTGCGCGCCCGGCGGGGGGAAGCCCATGAACGGCATCGGTAGGCCATCGGTCCTGCACCAGCGCATGGCGGCGCTGGTGGCCTTCGTTCGTGCCGAGGCCGCCGCGGGGCGGCAGGCGCCGGGCAATGCCGCGCTCGCGCGGGTGCTCGGCCTGCGCGGGCTGACCGGCGCGAAGGAAGTGCTGGCGGAGGCCGAGGCGCGCGGGCTGCTCGTCGTGGAGCGCGGCCCCGCCTGGCGCATCATGTCCGCGCCGGACGGCGCCTGGCGCACCGCCCCGCCCGTGCCGCGGCCGCAGCCGCAGGGCGGGCGCCCATCCTCCTTCGATGCCGGCGAGGATGCCGCGCTGCGCGCCGCCTGGGCCGAGGGGCTGACGCTCGGCGCCATCGCCGCGCGGCTCGGGCGCAGCCGCAACAGCATCGCCGGGCGCGTGCGTCGGCTCGGCCTGCCGCCGCGGCCCTCGCCGATCGGCCAGCGCGCGCCCGAGCGCGAGAAGAAGCCCGCGCGCGTGACGGTGCGCGACCTGCAGCGCGCCGCGCGCATCGCCGCCCGCCGCGCCGTCGCGCCCATCCGCAGCGATGGCGTGCGGCCCGTCACCTATGCCGGCGCGAAGGGCCTCGCCCGCGCGCAGGCCAACAGCATCCCGGCGGCGCCTCGCGCGCCCGTCGGCGATCCGGCGCCCGTCCGGTCAACGGGTGGTCTCTTGGACGTTTCCTCCCTTGACCTACCCCGGTCGGTGGCCCCGGCCGGGGGATTTTCCGGCCCCGGCGGCTGCCGCTGGCCGATGTGGGGAAACCGGGAGCGTCCGAGCCACGTCTATTGCGGAGCGCCCGTCAGCCACCGGCGGGACGGCACCCCGCGCCCCTACTGCGAGGCGCACGCCGCGCGCGCCTTCACCGACAAGATGGAGGGCGAGCCCGGCCATGTGATCACGCGCGGCACCTTCGCCTGGGGCGGGGTGCGCGCGTGAGCGGCGATGTGCTTGGCGGCCTGACGGAAGGCGAGGAGCAGCGCCGCGCCGATGTCGCGCTGCATGTCCTCTCGGTGCTGCGCGCCCGCGCCTTCACGCCGGCGGACCAAGTGATGGTGCTGATGATGGTCGCGGGCTCGCTCATCGCCACCAACACGCCGCGCCAGGAGGACCGGATCGCCGCCGTGCTCTTTGCCGGCCGCGCGCTCGGCAGCGGCGTCTCCGGCGCGGCGCAGGCGCTCGACGAATGGATGGCCGAGATCCCGGCGGAGGGCCGCGCATGAGCCTGCGATGGTCCCACGATCCGCGGCGGGATCTCTACACCGCGCGCTGCGGCTCGCAGTTGCAGGGGATGGCGCGGGTCTGGCTGCACGCCGATGGCTGGCGCTGGGCGCTCGACATGCTGCCCGAAGACCAGGAGCCGGTGATCCGCTCCACCGTCGGCTACGCCACGGCCGAGGAAGCGATCGGCATGGTCGAGGCGCAGGCGGTGATCTGGCCCGTGCTGGTGCGGGAGGCGGTGCGGTGAGCGCGCGATCGGCGAGGGAGGTGGCCATGGCGGATGACATAGACACGGTGCGCGTGAACGGTGGCCCGCCGGTGCCCCTTTCGGAGGTCAAGCGGGCGGTGCTTGTGGCCACGGCCGCCAAACGTCGAGATCGGGCGCTCTCCACGAGCGGCGATCAGCGCGACATCGAAGCGCCCGACGGGGCAGGAGTTCACCCGCGACAGTTGGAGCGAGAGGCCGAAGCGGGTGGAATCGCGGCCGACCGGCTGCGCTCGATCATCGAGCGGATCGAGCGGCTGGAGGAGGAGAAGGAGGCGCTCTCCTCCGACATCAAGGACATCATGTCGGAGGCGAAGTCGGCCGGCTTCGACGTCAAGGTGATCCGCCAGGTGCTGCGCATCCGCAAGCAGGAGCCCGCCGAGGTGGAGGAGCAGGAGGCGCTGCTCGACCTCTACCGCCGCGCGCTCGGAATGTGACGCCGATGACCGTGGATCAGGCCTGGTCCCTGACTGTGCTTGCCATTGCCGCGGTCGTGGCTGGCATGATTTTGCGGCAGATCGTGGCCACATGAGCGCCGCGCTCGAAACCCCGCCCGATGACGCCGCCGCCTGGGCGGCCGAGGCCGCGCGCTGGTGGCAGGAGCGGCATCCGCTCCCGCGCCTCGGCACGCCGGAGGGCGACGCGCCCGCATGGTCCTTCGCCAATGTCTGCGCCGGGTATGACGAGGCCTCGATGGCGCGCGTGCTGGTCGAGATGGGGCTGCGGCGCGTCGCGACGCTGGCGCGCGGGGATATCCGCTGGTGGCCGCCGGAATACCACCGTGCCTCCCGCCATTGGGAGCGGGAGGAAGCGGCGCGGCTCAACCGCTTCCTCCGTGGCAGCCGTGTCTTCCTGATGCAGGAGCGTGGCGGCGCGGGCCGCGTGATCCCGCCGCCCGACCTGATGCTCGCCGTGGATGTGGACGCCGGTGCCGGCGCCTGGCGTACGCTCTCGGGCGGTGCCGTGGGGGAGGACTGGATCAGCCTCGGCGCCTTCTGCTGGCGGGTCGGCCGCGGCGCGGCGGCGGCGCGGATCGTGCGCATCTGCGGCTACAGGAGGTTGCCCCGTGTCGGCGACCTCCGATGACAATGACGACTTCGCCGCGGCCGAGGCGGCGGCGATCGCGCAGTTCTCCGTCATCCCCGGCGGGCGGCGCGCGCCGCTGCGGGCCGAGCAGCGCGGCGGGCCGCCGCCGCTCTGGGTGGAATCGGGCGCCTGGGACGAGAGCGCCATCCCGCCGCGCCCCTGGCTCGCGCGCGGCTACCTGCTGCGCGGCAGCGTCACCGTGCTCGCCGGGGTGGGCTCGGCGGGCAAGTCATCGCTCTGCGTCTCCTACGCTGTCGCGCTCGCCCTCGGCATGCGCTTCGGGCGGTTCGAGCCGGCCGGGCTGCCGGAGTTCCAGGATGCCGGCGCGCCGAAGCGCAAGGTGCTGCTCTACAACGTTGAGGATGACGACGACGAGCAGCGCCGCCGCCTCAGCGCCGCGCTGCGCCAGTTCGGGGCCGCCCCGGCCGATCTCGACGGCCACGTCTTCCGCTGCGGTCCGGCGAGCATCGGCACCCTGCTCGAGCGCGACGCCTACAGCGGCGCCGTGGGCTTCACCGATGCCTGGCACGCGCTGGAAGGGCTGATCGCGCACCACAAGCCGGACCTCGTGGTCCTCGACCCGCTGGTCGAGCTGCACACGGCCGAGGAGAACGACAACACCGCGCTGCGCGCCGTCATCGCGCATCTGCGCGGCATCGCCCAGCGGCACCGCTGCGCGCTGGTGCTGGTCCATCACACGCGCAAGGGCGCCGAGGCGGGGGACATGGAGGGCATCCGCGGCGCCGGCAGCATCGTCGGCGCGGCGCGCATCGCGCTGACCTGCGCGCCCATGACGCGGGAGGAAGCGGATGCGCTCGGCGTGCCGCTCGATCTCCGGCGGCGCTTCTTCCGGGTGGACAACGCCAAGGCGAACTACTCCCCGGCGACCGAGGCGGCGTGGCACGAGCTCACGGAATACGAGCTCGACAACGGGGACTACGTGGCCGCGGCCGTGCCCTGGAAACCGCAGGATGGCGCCGCGGCCGGGCTGGGCGGCGCGGCGCCCGAGGCGCTCGCGCTGCTCGAGGCCGAGGTCGCGCGCGGCACCGAGCACGGACCCTACAGTCCGCGGCTCGAACCGCACGAGCTGCGCAGCGTGGCAGCGGTGATGGCGCGGCTCGGGATCGAGAAGCCCGTCGCCCAGCGGTCGGCGCTGCGCTGGCTGATGGGGCGGGGCTTCACCGTGCAGCAATACCGGGACGCGCAGAGGCGCATCCGCAAGGGCCTGCGTGCCCATGATGGCGGCCCCGAAGCGCGCTGGCTGGATGCGGCCGATGCATAGGCAGGAATGGACCGCCCCGAAAGCGCCCCGAAAGCGCCCCGAAGTGGAGGGGCGCGGCGCAACTTCGGGGCGCCCCGAAAGCGCCCCGAAAGCGCCCCGGAAATCAGGGGGCGGCGCAACTTCGGGGCGGGGGCAAGAATGGCGGAAAACCGCCATTTTCGGGGGCCTCGCCTACGCGCGTGCGCGCGTGCGCGCGCGCACCCCCTTCGGGGGTGGGGTTTTCGGGGCGCTTTCGGGGCGCCCCCGGAAAAGCGCCCCGAAGATCGCCCCGGCCTGGGGGCCGGAGCGACTTCGGGGCGGTCTTCGGGGCGGCGGCATCAGGCGGGGGTGGGCATGAGCGCATCGGCGGTGATGGATCGGCAGATCGTGCTGGAAGACCTTCCGGCGCCCTACTGCACGCCGGAGGCGGTCGCCGCCCGCTACCGCCCGGAGCCTGTCGAGGTGGCGGAGGACGAAGCGCCGCGCCTGCGCCCGCTGCGCCGCGACCCGCTGATCCTGCTCGAGGCCGATGGCGCCATTACCACGAAGCAGCGCGAGGCGGGGCAGGAGATCCTGCGCGTGTTCACCGCCATCACCGCCGCCGCCGCGCCGCGCGGCGTGTGCGGCTATGCCGAGCGGCTGTCGCGCAGCACGAGCGATGACCTGCCGGTCTCCCTGCGCCTGGCCTACACCAACCGCTACGGCCCGTGGCGGGACTGGGCGGGGCGAGAGCCCGCCAGCCGCCGCCAGCGCCGCGCGTCGCTCGCGGACCTGACGCTGCTGGTCTGCGTGGATGGGCTGGGGCAGGACCAGGCGGGCTTGCGGCTCGGCATGTGCAGGCGGTCCGTCGTGGCGCGGCTGGCATACAGCCTGCACCACTACTGCCTGCTGGCGGGCTGGATCGCGCCCGAGAAATCGGCCGCTTGACTTTCACCCGGTTTCAGCACCAAAAATCTCCATCGTCGCGAATCGCGCCCGGCAGGGGTCAGCCCCTTCCGGGCGCGATGCTTTCGGGGGGCAGGTGCCTTGCTGACCGTCTCCGTCAGCGCCGATTTCGAGCGCCTGCGCCTCACCCTCGATGACTTCGGCCGCCGTCAGCTCCCCTACGCCGCAGCCCGTGCCTTGACCGCCACGGTCCAGGGCGCCCGGCGTGAGGTGCAGGAAGGCATGCCGCGGGTGTTCGACCGCCCGACGCCCTTCACGCAGCGCGGCATATCCATCCGCTCCGCGACGCGGAACAACCTCGAAGCCGCCGTGCTGGTCCTGCCGGTGCAGGCCTCCTACCTCCGCATCCAGGAGCAGGGCCTTCGCCGTGAGCCGAAGCGCCGCGCGCTGGTCACGCCGGCTGCGGTTCGCCTGAACCAGTATGGCAACATCCCGGCCCGTGCCCTGGCTCGGATGAAGGGCCGATCGGATGTCTTCGTGGGCACGGTGAGAGGCATCGGCGGCTTCTGGCAGCGCCTGCCGGATCGAGGTCTGCGCCTGTTAGCCCGCTTCGAGGGGCCGAAGAAGGGCGCCGAGCGCCCCTTCTTCTTCCCCGCGGTCGAGCGATCCCTGCGCCGCGACTTCAACCGCCTCATGGGCGACGCGCTGGCCGAGGCGCTGCGGACGGCCAGGCCCTAGGGGGGGCTCCGGGTCCTTCCCGCCGGACGCCCCACCGCGCGTATTTCGCGCCGCGGTCGGACGCCGAATTTTTGTGCAGAAACAATGGGTTCTGTTGTGGTTCGCTTTGCGGTTTGCGCGCGACCTTGGAGGTGAGGCCGATGCCCACGGTCAATCTCGATGAGATGGCTAGGGTGCTCCGCGTGTCCCTTCCTACCCTCCGTGCGTGGATCAGGCGGCACCCCGACTTCCCCGTCGTGGCTGAGGGGCGCAACGGGCTCCCCTGGGAACTCGATCCCGAGGCGGTCATCGCATTCGTCCGCCGTAAGAAGGATGAGGAGGCTGCCAGGCAAGCGGAGCGCGATGACCTTCTTGCCCAGATCAGCCTGCCGATCGAGGATCTGGTGCCGGCCGAGAACCGTGGTCTCACGGCGGCCGAGCGGCTCAAGCTCGCGCAGGCGATGCGCGTGGAGGATGAGGTCGCGAAGCAGCGCGCCTTCCTCGTCCAGACTTCCGAGATGCGTGCCCGCCTCACGGATGCCTGGGGGCCGCTGAACCAGTTCCTTCAGTCGCTGCCCGGCCAGCTTGGCCGCCGCCATAACCTGCCCGATGCAGTCGTCCGCGACATGCGCCGGGCCATAGAGACGCAGCAGCGGGAGCTGCACCGGCGCTTGGTGGATCTGCTCGATCCCGGTGCCGCAGCGCCGCCGCACGAGGAAGAGGAGCATGCCGCAACCGCCTGACCCGGCGCGCTTCGCCTATGCCGATGCGCGGCGCATCCTGCGCGAAACGCTGGATGCGCTGCTTCCGCCGCGGCGCATGTCGGTCGCCGATCACGCGGCGCTGCATCGCTGGGTGAAGTCCCCGGTCGGCGCGCACATGGAGCGATGGGATCATCGCACCGCGCCCTACCTTCGCGAGCCGATGGAGTGGCTATCCTCGGACGATTACGACACGGTCGCGATCGTCGGGCCTGGTGCTTGCGGCAAGACGATGCTGGCCGAGAACTGGCTGCTCTACAGCATCGACGCCGACCCGGCGGACCTGCTGTGGTATATGCAGACCGACCCGGCCACCGAGGCCTATGTGAAGGGCCGGATCGAGCCGATGCTCGAGGCGCATGAGCGCCTGATCGGCGACCGGCGCCACGGCCGCGACAGCGTGGCCTTCAAGCGGTTCCGCGGCATGCGGGCGGAGTTCCTGACCTTCACGGCCTCCGCGCTGGTCAACAAGCACGTCGCGCGCATCGTTGCGGACGAGATCGACAACTACGACGAGAGCCTGGGCGACCCGCTGGCGCTGCTGAACCCGCGTCGCCAGGCCGCCGGGGCGGATTCGAAGCTGCTGCTGATCAGCCATCCCGACCGTGGCGCCCCGCCGGACGCCCCGCGGGCGCGGCAGCGCGGCATCATGGCGGTCTACGCCGACAGCACGCGCTGCACCTGGTGGTGGCGCTGCCCGCATTGCGGTGCCTACTCGTCGCCGCATCCCGGCACGGCGCGGCGCATGGTGCTCGACTGGCCGCAGGACGCGCCGCTCGACGTGATCCAGCGGGAAGCGCGGCTGGTATGTCCGGCCAATGGCTGCCTGATCGAGGACGGCGAGCGCCACGCCATGAACCTCACCGGCAAGTGGGTCGGGGCGGGCGAGACGATCGACGAGGGCGGCCGGATCGAAGGCGAGCGCATCAGGACCCGCACCGCCGGGGCCTGGATTCTCGGCGTCATGTCGCCCTTCACGAAGGACGGCATCGGCGGCCTGGCCCGCGCCCGTGCCGCGGCCGAGCGGGCGGCAGAACTGGGCGAGATCGAGGGCCTGCGCCAGGTCATGGTGAAGAGCTGGGGCGAGCCCTACGCCCCGCCCGCCCGGCTCGGCAGCGTGGATGCCGCCGTTCTGGCCGAGCGCGCGGAAGAGGGGCTGCGGCTCGGCTTCGTGCCGGATGGGGTGCGCTTCCTGACCGCCTGGGCGGACGCGCAGGGCAGCCGGTTCGAGGTGCTGGTCCGCGGATGGGGGCCGGGCGGCGAATCCTGGGTCGTTGATCACCAGGTGATCCCTGCCGAGCCGGCGACGAACCCGGATGACTGGGATGCGCTGATCGAGCGGCTGACCGAGGGCGCATTCCCCCTTGCCGACGGCAGCGGGCGCGTGATGCGGCTGCGCGGCGCCGGCTTCGATGCCTACGGCCAGCCGGGCGTGACGGAGCAGGCCTATGCGGCCTGGCTCCGCGCCCGCAAGGCCGGGAAGGTGAAGCGCCTGGGCGTGGTGGAACACCGCGACGTGTGGTCCCTGGTGCCGACCAAGGGCGCGCCGGGGCGAGCGGCGCCGCGCATCCAGGTGGTCTATCCGAACAGCCAGCGGAAGGACCGCCGCGCGACCGCGCGGGGGCAGGCGCCGCTGCTGCTGTTCAACGCGAACGGGGCGAAGGACGCGCTGGCAGCGCAGCTCGCGGTCGCCCCGCCATCGGTGGGTGCCGTGCATATCCCGCGCGGGCTGCTGAGCCCGGCGGGGCCGCCGCACGACTTCCTCGAGCAGCTCTTGGCCGAGGCCCGCAACCCGACCACCGGGGCGTGGGAGAAGGTGGAGAAGGCCCGGCGCAACGAGGCGCTGGACCTGATGGTGGGCTGCGAGGTGGTGGCGCGGCTGCACGGGCTGCACCGGATCGACTGGGAGGCGCCGCCGGCCTGGGCGTCGCGGTGGGAGAGCAACAGCGCCGTCGCGCCGGCCTCCGCCGCAGAGGATGCGCGCGATCTGGCGCCGCCGCCGGCCGCCGTGGTGGCGGCGGTGCCGCAGCGCCCGGCAACGGTGGCGATGCGCGGGCGCGGGGTGATCGGTATGGGCCGCAGGCTCGGTTGAGGGGACGATCGGCATGGATGCGGTTCTGGCCTGGGCGCTCGCGCAGGCAGCTGGCACGCGCTGGCGCGAGCTGGCCGAGGCGTATGTCAGCGGCGCCACCCGCGTGACCTTCGAGGGCCGAACGGTCGAATACCGCAGCCGTGCGGACATGGAGGCGATCCTGCGCGCCGGTTTCAATGCCGAGAACCCGCAGGCGCGGCGCGGCCCGCGCATCTCGCTGGGCGCCGGCCGATGAACCTCATCGACCGCGCGATCGGCTTCATCTCCCCGGTGCGGCAGGTGGAGCGCGCGCGGGCGCGCCTGCAACTGCGCCGCATCGAGGTGGCCGCCTCGGCCATGTCGGGATACGAGGCGGCGAAGCGCGAGCGCGCGGCGCTGCGCTACTTCAGCGCGAGCCCCCGCACGGCGGACGAGGATGTCCTGCCGGGGCTCGATGCCCTGCGCGCGCGCTCGCGGCAGATGATGATGAACGCGCCCATCGCCCGCGGGGCGGTGCAGACGGCGGTGACGAACGTGGTCGGTGCCGGCCTCCGCGTCTCGGCGCAGCCTGATCGCGCCGCACTGCGCACCCTGGCGAGCGTGTCGGAGATCCAGGTCGGCGCGTTCGAGGATGCGGCGCAGCGCGAATGGCGGCTGTTCAACAGGAAGGAGCACGCCGACATCCACGCCCGGCTGTCCTTCCGCCGCATGCAGGACCTGGTGTTCCGCTCGGTGCTGGTCTCGGGCGACTGCTTCGTTGCGGTCGTGCAGGCCCGCAAGGGCACGCCTTTCGACTTCGCGCTTCAGGTGATCGAGGCGGACCGCGTCTGCAACCCGAACTACCGCAGCGACACCGAGACCCTGGCCGGCGGCATCGAATACGACGATGCGGGGACGCCGGTCGCGATCCATGTGGCGGAGATCCCGCGCGGCGGCGGCGCGAAGCGCAACTGGCGGCGCCTGCCGATGCGCGCGCCGGATGGCGCGCCCCGCGTGCTGCACCTGATGCAGCAGGAGAGGATCGGCCAGAGCCGTGGCGTGCCCTATCTCGCGCCGGTCATCGGGCCGCTGAAGGATCTCGACCGATACAGCGAGGCGGAACTGACGGCCGCGGTCCTGAACGCCTCCATCGCCATCGTCTCGCAGAATGCCGACGGCGCCGCCGACATTGCCGAGAATGCGGCCCGCACCGGGCAGGCGCAGCCGGGCTTCCTGCGGGCGAACATCGAGTTCGAGCCCGGCATGGTGCTCGAAGGCTTCGCGCCGAACGAGGGCCCGAAGTCCTTCGCCGCCGACCGACCGAATGCGGGCTTCGATCCCTTCGTCCAGGCGGTGCTGCGGCAGGTGGGCGTCGCGCTCGAACTGCCGTTCGAGGTGCTGGTGAAGCACTTCACTGCCTCCTACTCGGCCGCGCGCGCGGCGCTGCTTCAGGCGTGGTCGTTCTTCCGCGTCCGCCGCGAATGGCTCGCCGAGGAACTGTGCCAGCCGGTCTATGAGCTGGTGCTGCGCAACGCGATCCTGCGCGGCCGGGTCGCGGCGCCGGGTTTCCTCGAGGATGCCGCCATGCGGGCCGCGTGGTCCGCGACGCGATGGACCGGCCCCTCCATGGGCCAGATCCAGCCGCAGACGGAAATCCGTGCGGCGCGGGAGGCGGTCGAGGCTCGCTTCGCCTCCCGCACCCGCATCGCCGCCGAGATATTCGGCGACGACTGGGAAGCGGTGGAGGACGAGCTCGCCTGGGAAGACGAGCGCATCGGAGGCGCGCGGCCGGGGGACCCGCTCACCGGGCGCGGCGCGCCGCCGCCGGTCGAGCAGCCATCCGATGCCGGCGACGCCGAGGACGAGACCGAGCAGGAAAGGAACGCCGCATGAGCGCGCGCCTTGCGGAGCGGATCGCCAGCGTGCCCTGGCTGATCCTCGAGCCGGCCTTCCAGTCCCTCCTTGAGATCGCCAGCCGCGAGACGCCGGACCCGGACAACCTCGAGGCCTGGAAGGCCCTGCTCGCGCCCGCGCCAATGGCGGTGGACCTGCGCGCATCCTCCCCGCTGCCGGGTGCGCGGCGCGCCCAGCTTCGCGACGGCGTGGCGATCATCCGCATCAGCGGCCCCATCTTCCGCCATGCCGGTCTGTTCACCGAGCTTTCGGGTGCCACTGCGCTTGCCGATGTGGCGCTCGATCTCGGCCTCGCGCGGGATGACGGGCGGGTGAAGGCCATCCTTCTCGCCGTGGACAGCCCCGGCGGGGAGGCGACCGGCGTCGGGGACGCGGCGGAAGCCATCCGGGCGGCTGCGGCCATCAAGCCCGTCGCGGCGCATGTCGAGGGCGTCGCGGCCTCGGCGGCCTTCTGGCTGGCCGCGGGGGCGAGCGAGATCGTGGCGGCGCCCGAGGCCTTCGTCGGCTCCATCGGCGTCGTCATGCGCATGACCGACACCCGCGAGCGGGATGCCCGCAGCGGCGTGCGCGCGCACCAGTTCGTGTCGAGCCAGACGCCGGGCAAGCGCCCGGACCCCGCGACGGACGATGGCCGGCGGCAGATCCAGCGCCTGGTAGACAGCCTGGCCGGCGAGTTCGTCGCCGCCGCCGCGCGCCTGCGGGGGATGGAGGAGGACGCCCTTCTCGCCGCCACCCATGGCGGCGGGCTGGTGATCGGGCGGGAGGCGCTGGCCTCCGGCCTGGTCGATCGCCTCGGCAGCTTCGAGGAAACCCTGGCCCGCCTGGCCGCCGGCGCGGTGCCGCTGGCCGCAAGCAACCCGTCGCCTGGGCCGCGACGGCTGAAGGAGAACGTGACCATGACCAATCCCGCGCCCGCGCCGCAGGCCGAGGCCGAGACCCAGGCGCCCGCGCCCGCGCCCGCCGCCGCGAGCCAGCCGGCCGCGCCCGTCGCCGCTGCGGCGGAAGGCGGCGCCACCGACCCGCAGGCGGCCGAGCGCGCGCGCTGCGCGGCCATCCTCGCCGCCCAGAAGCCCGGCTTCCAGCAGCTCGCCTCGCTCGCCATCGCGCAGGGCTGGTCGCCGCAGGTCTTCGCCCAGGCGCAGGATGCCTCGGCCGCCGCGGTGGCGGAGGCGACGCGCGCGGCGCAGGCGCAGGCCTTCGCGGCCAGCATGCCGGCCCCGGTCGCCGGCGCGGCCGAGCAGCCCGAGGCGTCCGCGCTGCCTGTCGAGCAGCGGGCCAAGGCCGAATGGGACAAGGACGCCAGGCTGCGCGCCGAGTTCGGCAACGACTTCAAGTCCTACCTCGCCTTCGCGAAGGCGCAGGACGGCAAGGTCGTGAAGCTCATCTCCCGCCCCGCCTGATCATCCAGCCGCGCGGGCCGGGTGCCGGCCGCGCCATCGTTCCATCCTGAAGGAGACCAGCCATGGCGCAGCTCGCCGCCAACCTGCAGCGCACCTACGTGCTCGGCGACGAGGCCGAGTATCCCGCCTCCACCGGCGCCGTCTATGAGGGCAGCGCGGTCGGCCTCACCTCCGGCTACGCCCGCCAGCTCGTCGCCGGGGACCCCTTCGTCGGCTTCGCCGTGCAGGGCTGCCCCGCCAGCGGCGCGAACGGCACCAACACCGTGACCGTGAAGCTGGAAGGCCGCGTGATCGTGCCCATCTCGGGCATCGCGCTGACGAACGTGAACGCCCCGGTCTATGCCAGCGACGGCAACACCTTCACCCTCACGCAGTCCACGAACACGCTGATCGGCAAGGTCGTGCGCGTCGCCGGCACGAACCTCGCCGAGGTCGAGTTCAAGGCCGGCGCCTGATAGCGCCGCTTCCCGACATCTCCGCGCGCCGGCCTCCGCGCCGGTCCTCTTCCAACCATCCGCTGAAAGGAACACCGGAACATGTCCGGCACCGTCACCGGCGCGCTCGGCAGCCGCGCCATCATCGGCCGCTTCTACCGCACCCTCGAGGAGACGCAGGTCGCCTCCTGGGTCGGCGGCCTCGCCATGCCGATCGAGAGCAACCAGGAGAGCGAGGAATACAAGTGGCTCGGCATGGCGCCGGCGCTGCGCGAATGGGCCGGCGGGCGGCAGGCCAAGGGCTTCCGCGACAACGGCCTGGTGGTGAAGAACAAGGTGTTCGAGGCGACGCTGCGCGTCAGCCTCGACGACCTGCGCCGCGACAAGACCGGCCAGATCATGGTTCGCGTGGACGAGCTCGCGGCCCGTGCGGCGCTGCATCCGGCGAAGCTGATCTCGACCCTGATCAACGGCGGCGAGAGCGGCCTCTGCTACGACGGGCAGTTCTTCTTCGACACCGACCACGCCGAGGGCGACAGCGGCACGCAGTCCAACTCCATCGTCTATGACATCAGCGACGGCGGCACCGGCGGCACGCCCACCGTGCCGACGCCGCTGACCATCCAGCGCGCGGTGATGGCCGCCGTGTCGCAGATGATGGGCTTCAAGGACGACCAGGGCGAGCCGATGAACGAGACGGCGAGCCAGTTCATCTGCATGGTGCCGCCGAGCTACATGGGCGCCACCACCACGGCGCTGTCCTCGCGCATGCTGGCGAACACCGAGGACAACCCGCTCGCGGGCGGTGCCGGCGGCTTCACCGTGGTGCCGGTGATCAACCCGCGCTTGACCTGGACCACGAAGCTCGCGGTCTTCCGCGCCGACGGGCGCGTGAAGCCCTTCATCTGGCAGGAGGAGGAAGGCACCCGCGTCGCCGCGGTCGCCGAGGGGTCCGAGCTCGAGTTCAACAACCGCGAGCACCACTACGGCGTGACCCGCATCTGCAACGCGGCCTACGGCTACTGGCAGCACGCCTGCCTCGTCACGCTGCAGGCCTGACGCCATGGTGGATTTCGACCGGCTGGTAAACGCCGCCGTGGCGCGGAGCTTCGCGCGGCCGGTCGAGTTCCGCCGGGGCGCGCAGCCGCCCATCCAGGCGCGCGGGGTGTTCCACCGCCAGCACCTCGCGCTCGCCATGCCCGACGGCGCCGAGGTCTCGGCCATGCAGGCGAGCCTCTCCGTCCGCCTTTCCGATCTGCCGCCGGGCTACGTCCCGCAGCAGGGGGACGAGGTGACGATCGGCGCCGACCGCTGGCTGGTGCAGGACCCGCAGCCGGACGCCGAGGGCATGATGCGCCTGGTGCTCTCGGCCTACCAGGAATGGCCGGGCCCATGAGCGGCCTCACCCGCGCCCAGCTTCGCGCCGCGGTGGTCGAGGGCCTGCGCACCGGCGTCCCCGGCCTCGGCGGGCGGGTCTTCCCGCTGCGGGCCTGGCCGTTGCAGATGGCGCAGATGCCGGCCGCGCTGGTCTATGACCGCGCCATCAGGCGCAGCACGCTCGCGCGCGCGCTTGCCGCACCCACCTACCGCACGCTGGTCAGCTTCGTGCTGGTGCTGCGCGCCGAGGGCGCGAGCGAGGCCGAGGTCACCGCCGCGCTCGATGCGTTGTCCGAGGGTGCCGAGGCCGCGCTGCTCACCTCGCCCGCCTTCATGGCGCTGGCCGAGGAGATCCCGGACATCGCGACCGAGCGCGAGATCCAGGCCGATGCCGAGCGGGTGATCGGCCAGGACGCGGTGCAGTTCGACATGCAGTTCACCGAGGTGTTCGACCCGGCCGGGCTGCCGCCCTTCACCGAGGCGCGGCTGACGCTCGACACGACCGACCCCTTCGACCGCGACGGCCCCTATCCGCCGATCGGCGACTTCCCGCCGCCCGCGCCGCCGCCGCGCCGCAGCGGGCCGGACGGCCGCGCCGAGGCCGAGATCCGCATCACCTACCCGCAGCCCTGAGGAGGGAGAGCCCATGTCGGGTTCGATCAGCTTCAACACGATCCCCGCGCTGCTCCGCCAGCCGCTGTTCTACGCGGAGTTCGACCCCAGCCGCGCGGGCGTCGGCGCCATCGCGAAGCGGTCCCTGCTCATCGGGCAGGCGACGAGCGTCGTGCCGGCGGAGGTCACCTACCTGCCCTCCGCCGACCAGGTGGGGGAAGTCTGCGGCTGGGGCTCGCAGATCGCGCGGATGATGCGCGCCTATCGCGCCAACGACCCGAACGGCGAGGTCTGGGTGCTGCCGCTTCAGGACAACAACGCGGGCGTGGCGGCGACCGGCACGGTCGTCTTCACCGGCCCGGCGACGGCGGCCGGCGTGCTCGCGCTCTACATCGGGGGGGAGCGTGTGCAGGTCGGGGTCGCGAATGCCGATACCGCGACCGCGATTGCGACCGCCACGGCGGCGGCGGTGAACGCGGATGTGCGGCTGCCGGTCACGGCCTCGGCCTCCTCGGGCACGGTCACGCTCACGGCGCGCAACAAGGGCACCGCGGGCAACCACATCGACATCCGCATGAACTACCGCGGCATCGCCGCCGGGGAGCAGACGCCGGCCGGCGTGGGGGTGACCATCACCGCCATGTCCGGCGGCGCGGGCGACCCGTCCCTCGCCACGCTCGCCGCGACGCTGGGCGAGGAGCCCTACGACTTCATCTGCATGCCCTGGACCACGAGCGACGCGCTCGACGCCTTCCAGGACCTGATGAGCGATGTCTCGGGCCGCTGGTCCTATTCCCAGCAGATCTGGGGGCATGTCTGGACGGCCGCGCGCGGCACCTCCGCGAACCTCATCACGTTGGGGGAATCGCGCAACGACCCGCACACCTCCATCTTCGGCTATGACGGCTCGCCCACCTGCCCGGCGGTGGTGGCGGCGGCGGTCATGGGCCGCGCCGCCCCGGCGCTGATCGCCGACCCCGCCCGGCCGGTCTGGACGCTGCAACTCCTCGGCGTGCTCCCGCCGCCGCGCAACAAGCGGTTCGCCTTCACCGAGCGGGAGACGCTGCTCAACAAGGGCATCTCGATCTTCCGCCACGTCCAGGACGCGACGACGATCGGCCGCGCGGTCGTGACCTACCAGCGCAACGCCTTCGGCCAGCCGAGCACCGCCTACTACGACACGCACCAGATGTATCAGCTCATGGAGATCATCCGGCGCACGCGGCTGCCCGCCGAGCAGAAGTATGCGCGCAGCAAGCTCGCGAACGACGGCACGCGGTTCGGCCCCGGCCAGCCCATCGCCACACCCGCGACCTTCAAGGCAGAGCTGGTGGCGCAGTATGTGGCGATGGAGGCCGATGGCCTGGTCGAGAACGCCGAGGCCTTCATCCGCAACACCATCGTGCAGCGCAACCCGAACGATCCCTCGCGCCTCGATGTCCTCTACGCGCCGGACCTCGTGAACGCGCTCGCCGTGATCGCGGTGCTGGTGCAGTTCCGCAATTGATGGAGGCCTGACCCATGGCATTCAAGCGTGTCGCCGGCACCTGCTACCTGAAGCGGGACGGCGTGCAGTTCGCCCTGCGCGGGCAGCTCACCATCAACCCGGCCTCCGTGACGCGGGAGGGGCTTGCGGGCCTCGATGGGGTGCATGGCTTCAAGGAAAGCCCCCGCGTGCCGTTCATCGAGGCGCAGCTCACCAAGGGGCCGGAGCTCTCGCTGCGCGAGATCGAGGGCATCACCAACGCCACCATCACCGCCGAATGCGCCGACGGCACGGTCTATGTGCTGTCCGAGGCGTGGCAGGCCGGAGACCTCGCGCTCGACGCCGCCGAGGGCCAGGTCACGGTGCGCTTCGAGGGCGGGGCCTGCCGGGAAATCGCCGCGTGACCGTCCGCGTCACCCTCTCCGCGCCGATCGAGGCGCATGGCGAGACGCTCACCGAGATCACGCTGCGCGAGCCGACCGGGCGCGACCTGCGCCTCTGCGGCCTGCCCTACCGCATCGCCATGGAGACCGGGGAGGCGACGATCGACGCGCCGGCCATGGCCAAGATGATCGCGGCGCTTGCCGCCATCCCGCCCTCGGCGGTGGACCGGCTGAGTGCCGAGGACTGGCAGGCGGCGATGGGCGCCGTGCTGGGTTTTTTCGGCAAGGCGGAGGCGGCGGCCTCCTGAGCCCGGAAGACCTGCTCGCCGCCTATTTCGACGCGGCGCGCTTCTGGGCCGCCATCGAATACGTGATGGCGCTGGGCTTCGACGACCTGGCGCTGCACCTCGAACACGCGCAGCGCATCGCGAAGGCTGAAAGGGGACAGGGGTGAGCGGGACGACCAGCCGGCAGTTCCAGGCGGTGGTGACGGTCAGTGACCGCACCGCCGGCCCGCTGGCGGCCATCTCCGCGCGCCTGCGCGCCATTGCGGGCATGAACGGCCTGCAGCGCATCCAGGCCGCCACCGTCGCGGTGCGCCAGTCCTTCACCCAGCTCGCGGGCTCGCTCACGCGGCTTGCGGTGCCGCTCGCCGTGCTCGGCGGCGCCGGGGCGGCCGGGCTCTACTCCATGGTCCGGGCCACGGTGGATGCCGGCGGCGCGCTGCAGGACATGGCCGCGCGCCTCGGCATCGCGGTGGACCAGTTGCAGGCGCTGGACTATGCCGGCCGCCAGTCCGGCGTGAGCAGCGAGACGATGGCCGCGAGCCTCGAGCGGCTGCAGCGCGGCATCGCGGAGGCCGCCGCGGGGCGCAACCAGAACCTCGTCGCCCTGTTCCGCCAGCTCCGCATCCCGCTGCGGGACGCGAACGGCCAGATCCGCAGCGCCGCCGACCTGATGCCCGAACTGGCGCGCGCCTTCGAGGTGAACACCAACGCGGCCATGCGCACCCGCATGGCGATGGCCCTGTTCGGCCGCGCCGGCGGCCCGCTGATCGCGATGCTGTCCGAGGGCCAGGAGGCGCTGGCCGGCAATGTCGAGGAATGGCGCAGGCTCGATGGCGTGATCGGCGTCGAGCATGGCGCGATGCTCAAGCGTGTGGGGGACGCCATCACCCGCGTCCAGCAGGCGCTGACCGGCCTGCGCAATGCCATCGTGGTGCAGCTCGCGCCCGCGCTCGAGCCGATGCTGAACCGGCTCGCGGAATGGATCGCGAGCAACAAGGAGATCATCAGCACCACCCTGGCCCGCTGGGTCCAGCAGCTCGGTGAAGCCCTCTCGCAGATCGACTGGGCGAAGGTGGTCGAGGATGTGCGCGCCTTCGTGAACACCGCGCGCGAGCTGTTCGAGAAGATCGGCGGCTGGCACACCGTCCTGATCGCGGTGGGGGCCTACATGGCCGGGCCGCTCATCGCCTCCATCACTGCGCTCGCGCTCGCCATCACCACCACGCTGATACCGCCGCTGATCCGCGCCACGGGCCTGATGGCGGCCATGGGTGCCGCGCGCATCCCGGCCATTGCCGGCGCCGGCGCCGCCGGGCAGGCGGCAGCCGGTGCGGCCGGCGCGGCGGCCGGGCGCATGGGTGGCCTCGCCGGCCTCGGCGCCGCCGGGGCCATCGCGGGCGGTGCCGCGCTCCTCTACCAGAACATCAACCCGGTGACGCCGGACCAGGCACGCCGCCTCGGCCTGCCGAACCTGATGCAGCCGCAGGACGGCTACGACGTGACGGGCCGCCCCATTCCGGCCGACCGTTCCTCCCTCTACCGCCCGCAATCCGCCCCCGCGCCGGCCGCGCCGCAGGGGCAAGTGGATGTGCGCGTGCGCCTCGAAGGCCTGCCGCGCGGCTCGCAGGTGGATGCGCGAGCCACCGGCCAGGGCCTGCGCGATCCGCAAATCGACGTGGGCTTCGCCACGCTGGGGGCGCCATGAGCGGCTTCCTCGGCGCCGCGCAGGGCGCGCTTGATCAGGTCCGCATCTCGGGCGCGGGCGGCTTCGGCTGGCGCGCGGCGCTGCGCCCGGCCTCCTTCCGCGCGGTGCCCTTCCTCGTCACCGAAGCGGGGGGGGAGGACGGGCGGCGCATCGCCCTGCACGTCTTCCCGCTCCGCGACCAGCCCTTCACCGAGGATCTCGGCCGCCAGCCCCGCCGCTGGCGCATCACCGCCTACGTCATCGGGGATGGATACTTCGCCGACCGCGACGCGCTGATCGAGGCCTGCGCCGGCCAGGGCAGCGAGGAGCCGGGCACGCTGGTCCATCCCTTCCTGGGCGAGCTCCGCGTCCGCTGCGAGCGGGTGGAATACACCGAGAGCCTCAAGGAAGGCCGGTTCTGCACCTTCGACCTCACCTTCGTCGAGGCGGGGGCGGAGCCGAGCCCGACCGAACGCTTCGACACGCTGCGCCGCGTGGTCGCCACCGCCCGGCGGGTGATCCGCCTCGCGCAGACGGCCTACCGCATCGCCGCCATGGCGCGCGGGGACCTCGCGGGCTTCGCGCGCGGCGTGGCCTTCGGCTTCGTGCAGTCCTTCGCCGGGCGCCTCGGCCTCGGCTTTCTCTCCCTGCCGGGCTTCGATTTCGGCGCGCTGCGCAAGGGCATCGCGGCCCTGGCCGCGGACCCGGTGACCGACCCCGAGAGGGTGGCCGCGCTGCTGCCCGCGCCGCTGCTTGGCATGGCCACGGCGCCGCGTCTGCCGGCGCCCGTCGCGCCCGAGGGCCAGGCCTTCGCCAGCCGGAGCGACGCCGCGGCGGTGGCCGAGCCCTTCGACCTGCTGATGGCCGAGGCCCGTCGCCCCGCGCCCGCCGTCACCGACCCGGCCGAGCAGGCCGCGCTCTCGGCCCTGCACGGCCTTGCGCTCGATTCCGCGGCGGCGGCGGCGGCGGAGGCCGCCTCGGCGGCCGAATGGCGCAGCGCCGAGGCCGCGCTCGCCGCGCGCGACGCTCTGCTCGCGGTGCTGATCGCGCGGCAGGATGCGGCGGCCGATGCCGGGCAGGATGACCTCTTCGCCGCCTGGCGGGACCTCGCCGCCGCCGCCCGCACGGACCTCACCGACCGCGCGGCGCGGCTGCCGCGGGTGGCGCGCTATGCGCTGCCGGGGCCGCTGCCCGCCCTGGCGCTGGCGCAGCGCCTCCATGGCGACGCCGCGCGGGCGGATGAGCTGGTGGCGCTGGCGCGCGTGCCGCATCCGGGCTTCATGCCGGCGGAAGGGCCGTTCCTGCGGCCATGAGCGACGTGCCCGAGCTGCTGGTGGACGGCCGCATCTACGCCGGCTGGACGGAGATGCGCGTCACCCGCGCCATGGACCGCGCGGCGGCGGATTTCGACCTGCGCGTGTCCGAACGCTGGCCGGGCCGCCTCGATCCGTGGCGGCTGCAACCCTTCACGCCCGTGGTGCTGCGCTTCGGGCGGGACGTGGTGCTGACCGGCTATGTGGACTACGCCGCGCCGGAGGCGGACGAGAAGACGCACCGCGTGCGCATCGTCGGACGCAGCAAGACGGCCGACCTCGTGGACTGCACGCCCGAGATCGCGGGCACCGAGTTCCGCGGCGCCACGCTGCCCGCCATCGCCCGCGCGCTGGCGCGCCCCTTCGGGGTGGAGGTGGTGGAGGAAGTGCCGCCCGGCGCGCCATTCAGCGTGGAGGCGAAGGACCGCACCGACACCGCCTGGGAGACGATCGAGCGCCTGGCGCGCATGCGCGGCGTGCTGGCCCATGACGACGAGCAGGGGCGCCTCGTGCTCACCCGCGCCGGCAGCCGCCGCGCCTCGGGGGAGCTGGTGATGGGCCGCAACATCGTCGCGGCCTCCGCCAAACTCGACGGCTCGAAGCGATACAGCCGCTACGTGGTCCTCAGCCAGCGCCAGACCGGCGCGGCGGTGGCGCGCGACGGCGACGGGGATGATGACGACAGCGAGCCCGACGAGCGCCCGAATGCGGGCGTGCAGGTCTCCGTTTCCGGCGTGGCGGAGGACCCGGACGTGCCCCGCTACCGCCCGCGCATCCTGCGCAGCGAAGGCAGCGGGGATGCGGCCTTCGCCCGCGCGCGCGCCGTCTGGGCCGCGGCATCGGCGCGCGGCAAGGCGGTGCAGGCGGAGATCACGGTCCAGGGCTGGCGGCAGCAGGACGGGCGGCTCTGGCGCGTGAACGAGCTGATCAAGGTGCGGGCGGACTGGATGCGGCTCGATCACGAGCTGCTGATCGTCGGCACCGAGTTCACGCTCGAGGATACCGGCCGCCGCACCGTGCTGACGGTGACGCCGCCCGAGGCGATGACGCCCGAGCCCGAGGCCGAGAATCGCCGCGGCGGCGGCTCCGGCGGCGGCTCCTGGGGCGATCTGAGGCCGATCCGATGAACACCGCCATCACCCGCGGCAAGATCCTCGCCGCGCGCCTGCGGGGCGGGCGCACGCTCGCCGAGGTGCAGATGTTCGACGGCGAGACGCGCTCGCGCGTCGAGGTGCTGCTGCCCATGGGCATGACGGCCGTGCCGCGGGCGGGCGCCGATGTGGTGGTGCTCGAGGTCGGCAACCGCGACCACCTGGTCGCGCTGCTGGCCGATGACCCGGCGCTGCGCGTCTCTGGCCTCGGCCCCGGCGAGATCGGCCTGCGGGACGAGCGCGGCCAGCAGGTGACCCTCACGCCCGACGGCGTGCGGGTGACCAACGCGCTCAAGGTCACCGTCATCGCCGAGGGCGATGTGCGGATCGAGACCCCGGCGAATGTCGAGATCGTCGCGCCGCTGACCACGGTGGACGGCAACCTGACCGTCACCGGCGGCCTCGCGGTGCAGGGCAATGGCGGGGCGAACAGCACGCTGAACGGCGACCTGACCATGACCGGCACCTTCGTGCTCGACGGCATCACCCAGAACACCCATCGCCATACCGGCGTGCAGCCCGGCGGCGGCACCAGCGGAGGGCCGGTGAATTGACCGACATCGCGCTCGCCTGGGACCAGGAGGCGATGGCCTTCGACTGGACGATGGCCGGGCCCGACGTGCTGCTCGATGCCGGGCTGCGCACGGCGGTCGCCGTCTCCCTCTTCACCGATGGGCTGGCGCGGCCGGACGATGCCATCCCGGACGGCACGGACGACCGCCGCGGCTGGTGGGGCGACATGCCGCGCGAAGGGCAGGGGCGCGACCCCATCGGCTCCCGCCTCTGGCTGCTGACGCGGGAGAAGCGCACCGAGCAGACCCGCCGCCGGGCCGAGGACTACGCGCGCGAGGCGCTGGCCTGGATGCTGGCCGATGGCGTCGCCTCGGCGGTGGATGTCGCGGCCGAATGGGGCGGCGCGGCGGGCGACCAGTTGCGCATGGTGGTGACGATCCGGCGGGAGGCCGATGGCCGCCGCGCCTCGGAGGTGTTCGAGATGGTCTGGGCTGCGGAGGCATCGCGATGAGTTTCCCGCGCCCCACCCTTTCCGCCCTGCGCGAGCTGGCGCGCAACGAGGTCGCGGCCCGGCTGCCCGGCGCCGACCCGGCGCTGCGGCGCTCGGCCATCATGGTGCTGGCCGAGACGCTCGCCGGCCTCGCGCATCACCAGTATGGCTACCTCGACTTCATCGCCCGCCAGGTGATCCCCGACACGGCGGAAGGCGAATACCTCGACCGCTGGTGCCGGATGGTCGGGCTGCAGCGCAAGCCGGCAACGGCGGCGGCGGGCAGCGTCACCTTCACCGGGACGGACGGCACCGCCATCGCCCTCGGCACGCGGCTGACGCGCGGGGACGGCGTGACCTACGCCACCACCCAGGCGGGCACGATCGCCGGCGGCAGCGCCACCCTGCCGGTGGAGGCCGAGGCGGCGGGGGAGGGCGGCAATGTCGCCGCCGGCGCCGCCCTCACGCTGATGACGGCGGTGCCGGGGCTGCTCGGGACCGTCACCGTCGCTACCGGCGGGCTGAGCGGCGGCGGGCCCGAGGAAGACGACGCGCCCCTGCGCGAGCGCCTGCGCGCCCGCCTCGCCACGCCGCCGGCGGGCGGGGCGGCGCATGACTACATCGCCTGGGCGCTGGCCGTGCCCGGCGTCACGCGCGCCTGGGTCTTCCCGCTCGCGCGCGGGGCAGGGACGGTCAATGTCTCCTTCGTCATGGACGGGCGGGTGAACATCATCCCGACCGCGGGCGACGTGGCCGAGGTGCAGGCGGCGATCGACGAGCAGCGCCCGGTCACGGCCGACGTGCTGGTCTATGCGCCCACGCCGGTCGCGCTCGATATCACCATCACCGGGCTGAACCCGGATACGCTGGCGGTGCGGCAGGCGATCGAGGCCGAGCTGCTCGCCTTCCTGCGCCGCGATGCCGCCCCCGGTGGCACCACCCGCCGCTCCCGCCTGATCGAGGCGATCAGCCGCGCGGCGGGCGAATCCTGGCACACGCTGACGGTTCCGGCCGCCGACGTGGCGCATGCTGCGGGCGAGATGCCGGTGCTCGGCACGGTGACCTA